GTCAGCATAGATAGTATAGAGCGCGAACAAGAAGGACGTAGAAGTACATCCTTAACTGACAACGCATACGAAGCAAATGAATTAATTGAAATAGTATACGGTTATCAGCGCTTGATAGATCCAGAAGATGGTTCCGAAGGTATTTATTGTACTGTCTTCCACAAGCAATTCACTGGAAACGAAGAAGCTCCGGGATATGCTAAGTTCGAGTTATTGAACGGATACGAAGATTATCCAGTAGTAGTTACTAAACTTTCTGAAGATAGTAAGAGGCTCTATGATACTCAAACTATTCCAGACATCCTTCGCGGTATTCAGAATCAAGTCAAGGTAGAAAGGGACTCACGTATTGATAGAAACAGTCTAGCTACTCTACCTCCGATTTTGCACCCCGTTGGTCAAGCACCAACAGATTGGGGTCCCGGAAGGATGATACCTTACCGCCGAAAAGGAGATCTTGATTTTGCTCCGACTCCTCCATCTCCAGTTGGTTCCATTGAAATAGAAAGAACAATGGAAGCACAAGCGGATAGATTATGTGGACTTGATGAAACATCTCAAATATCTCAAGTACGTAAACAATTTTTAGTGGATAAGTTTTTACAACACTCAGCAGAGGTTTTACAGATGTGTTATAAATGCTTCCAGCGGTTTGGACCGGACTCAGTTTTCTTTAGAGTTACCGGATCGCCAGACCCCGTAGCTTTCAACAAGGGCAACCCAGATGAGAACTACGATATAATGATTTCATATGATGTCCTCAATTCGGATCCAGAAACTCAAGAAAAGAAACTTAATCAAATGGTTGCGCTCACGCAACTGGACCGCAGTGGTCGCATTAACATTGATAGCTTGCTTGATGCAGCTGCTAACAGTATTGATCCGGTACTCGCGGATCGTGTGCTACAACCTACAGAAGCAGCTCAAGAACAAGTTGTAAATCAAGTAACTGATGACCTCGCTAAAATCTTTGCCGGTATTGAAATGCCAGCGCGTCCTAACGGTGCTCAAATTGCTCTTACTGTTATTCAGCAGTACGCTTCTCAGCCGGACGTTGCACAACGACTACAGTCAGATGAAGCCTTTGCAGCGAGACTTGAAAAGTACGCTGGGCAGTACACATTCCAAATGCAACAAGCACAGAACGCTCAAATCGGAAGAGTTGGAACAGAACCAGCTCAGATGGGAGATATTCAAACACAAGGAATGTAAAGGAGCCAATATGACAGAACTCGAAAGAATAATGCTTGGAGTAGTTACTGAGCCCACTGGTAATGTACCTTTACCTATGTCTACTCAAGGTCAAATGCTAGGTTCGCAAAAATCAAACAAAGGATCTATGTTTGATGCGTACTTAAGCTCAACTAGAAAATACTTCGGGAATGATCCAGCTGTATTAGCTGGTCTAAGTGGTAACGCAGCTGTTGAAAGTGCTTACAGTTTTGATCCCGCTCAGAAGCAAATCGGCGGAGGTAAAGGTTATGGAGTTTATCAATTTGATTTTCACAGACCTTATTATAACACATTCCTTAAAGAAAACAATCTTAAAGATAATGTTGATTCTCAAAACAAATACGTTTACGAAAATATTTATGGAGATCTTCAGAATATTGTCGGCGAAGGGAATGCTAAAGCTCTTCGTGAAGCATTTGAAAGTGGAGACCCTCAATTAATAAACGAAACATTTAGAACTAAATTTTTAAAACCTAAGAAAGAAAAAGCACATACTGATAGAAGAGCTGAAAGAACAAATTTTTATTTTAATCAATTCAATAAATGAGCCTAGAAACGGATTTAACTACCTTAAGTAACCACGAGCACTTTGCTCGATTCCTACAAGTAATCTCGGATTTAAGAGAAGAAACAATAGAGGAGTTACACAACGCAAGTAACGAACAGATACAACAAATCTCTGGTCGTATTTTAACATATGATCAGATACTACAGATGTGCGACTGGAGAAATTTACAAACTAAATTTTCAGAAAGAATTTAACTTGATATATAAGTTATAATATAACCATCGTGATCGCTCACGTAAAAAAGCGCAAACATTATGTCAAACGAAATCACCGAGGGAGTCGCTGAACCCTCAACAGAAACAACAGCGTTACAGTCAAATATGTCAGCAGCGGATTTTGTAAACCGCCGCTTGGGACAACTAAATGAGGCAACTCAAGAGGAGACTCCCATTGTTGAAGCAACAGATGAAGTAACTGAAGAAGCCGCAGTCGAGAGTACTGAAGCAGAAGTCAATGAAGAAATCGTTGCTGAACAAACTGAAGAAACCGAGGATTTATCCGAGGAATCAACAGATGTTCTTTCACAGTTAGATCTAGATGAGATGTCCGAAGAAGACCTTCGTGAACTATCCGAAAAGCTAGGAAGTAGAGCAGTCGCTCGATTTGGGGAGCTTACAGCAAAGCGTAAAGCAGCGGAAGCTAAACTCAAAGAGATGGAAGCTCAACTCCAAAACAAGAATCCATTAGAAACTCAAGAAGTAGCCAATAATCCATACGCGTCAGTAAACAGCATAGAAGGATTACAAGAAAAGGCGAAGGAAGTAACAGATGTCATAGAATGGGCAGAGGAAACATTGTTTAACGCAGATGGATACGGACCCGAAGATGTCGTAACTGAAGTTGAAGGAAAGGAACTAACCAAGTCAGACGTGCGTAAGAGTTTACTCAACGCTCGTAAAGCTCGGGATAAATTCTTACCGGCTCAACTAAAGTCAGTACAAAGGGTAGCGCAATCAGAGCAGCTCAAAGAAGCCTTTGATGCCCAAGCTAGTACTGAACTAAACTGGTTACAAGGAGAAGATAATGACGTACGAAAAAGCTACGAAGCTATGATCGGAGACCCAAGATTCGATTCACTACGTAAGAAAGCAGATCCGGAGGTTGCAGCGCAACTTAACTATCTGATGGCTCACGCAGCGAACAGTATCTACGGTAGAAAACTAATCAAAGAAGCTCCGAAAAGCGCAACGTTGACTCCACCAAAGACAGCCGGTACAGCCGCATCTCAATCAGAAAAAACTGTAGGAAAGTCAGTTAAGGCACTTAAAAATCTTAACCAACAATTTAGACAATCTGGCAACAAGAGTGATTTCATTACTCTCAGAACTCTACAATTAAAAAACCGATAATCCTAATTATAATATAAAATGTCATTCTCAAATACATTCGATACTACAAATCCGGGATCTGGTGTTTCCAACAGAGAAGACTTGACTGATGTTTTGTCAATTCTTGCTCCCGAAGAAACTCCTATCCTTTCTTCTGCTTCAAAGCAGAAAGCTAGTTCAACATTTGTTGAGTGGACTGTCGACAGCCTAAGTGCACCATCAACTGCTGGTGTTGCTGAAGGAGCTGACGTAACAGCCTTCACTGACAAATTCTCTGGTCGTGCTCGCCTCGGCAACTACGTTCAAAAATTCCGCCGTGACTATATGGTATCAGACCTCCAAGAGGCTGTTGATTCCGTAGGTCCAGCTAAGATCGCTCAAGCAGAAGCTAAAGCAATCCGTGAAATCAAACGCGACATTGAAGCTACCCTTGCTGGTACTCAAGACCGCTCTGTTGAAAACGGTGCTGGTACAGCTTATGGTTTACGTGGTTTAGGTGATTGGATTGATTCAGCTGGTCCAGCTGACGTTCCAGCTGCTTTCCGTACTCCAGCCGCTTCAATTAACGCAGCCGGTAATGCATTCAACGAAACTAAACTTAACTCAATGATCGCTTCTATCTACCGCGAAACTGGTACAGTTAATGATCTTATGTTAGTTGCTGATACAGCACTTCGTACAGACATCTCTGACTTCGCACGTAGCGGAAACGCAAATGACGTACGTACAGTTAACTACAACGGTAACGAAACTGCAATTAAATTATCTGTTGATTTATATCAGTCAGATCACGGTATTGTTTCAGTTGTAAACGGTAACCCAGATTGTATGCCAACTTCTGCTAATACAGCAAACAGTTTTGGCTTCTTAGTTAACCCAGAATACTACGGTGTTCACGAGTTAATTCCATTGGGCTCAACTCGTCTCCCTAATATGGGTGGTGGTGAGCGTGGTTATGTTGATTGTTCCTTGACACTAGGTGTATACCACCCCGGTGCTCACGGTAAAGTCGCTGACTTAACTTAATTATTAACCAAGGAGAAATATAACTATGGCACGATTAACCGTAAACGAAGCCGGAACTTCCGGATATACTCACGTCATCTCATTATCATTTGATGATTTAGCAAAAATTAAACTAGGCACAGACCCATTCAATGGTGAAACATTAGGTACAGCTGGTCAACTTCCAATCGCATCTATCCCAGCGGGTGGTGCTGTTGAGTTAGCCGGTGTCTTTGAATCAACTGCACTTGCTGGTGCTACTGACATCACTTTAGATGTTGGTACTACAGCTGGTGACCCAGATGAGTTCATTGATGCTCTTGATGTTGATGGAATGTCAGCTCCAGTATTTAACTCTGGAGATGGATTCACTGGTAACCAATCACAAGCGGTTCCTTACCAAGCAGAAACTACTATTCTTGCTGAAGTTAACGGAACAACTGCTAGCTTAACTGCTGGTAACATTGTTATCGGATTACGCATCATTGATCTAGGATCATTTGCATAATACAAATTTGGTCGGGGGCGAAAGCCCCCTACCTTTTTTTTAATTTAAAACTACTTAAATACTTATGGATATTATTACGGACTTACCAAAAAGTTTTACAACTGGTGAAATAGACGCAGCATTTATGAATGAAATCAAAAGTGGTTTCAAATTAGAAAAAGAAACTGAGCACTTACGAGTTGCTCAAGCAAAAAAAGAAGCTAATCAATTAAGAGGAAAAACGCACCCAACTTTGGGTAAACCAGTGGCTACTATTCCGGCTCGTGACTTCTTTCGACTAACTCAAAAATACGGACACGATCAAGTCCACTCAAAAGAATTCTTAAAGTACTACAATAAAAAGTTCCCAGAACTTAGCCCTAATCAGATATAATGCAAGACAGAAACTATAGTGGAGTCGGAGGATTAAAAGCTTTAATACAAGCACTAGCTGGAGTCAGTTCTTTTACTACAGAAGAAGAAGTTAATATATTAGATTTTGTAAACAGAAGAGCTTCTCAAGCTTACAATATGAGTCCTTCTTGGTCTAGGTATTTAGTATCTTCAGAGGGTAGAGATATTAATGCTTATACTTTATCCGGGGCAACTGGTACTACAACCGTAAATCAAAATTACAAATTTGTAGGATCCAATGATGGAACAGTAGGTATATCCGGAACTAATGTATATCAAGGTGTAACAACAAGTACTATTATAATTTATAAAACAACAAGCGGATGGAGAATAGACTCCGGTGCTTCAGTAGCTGATACCAACGGAGATGAAAAATATACTGTAACTGCTGGTGCTCAAGTTTTTATAGAAGCGGATACTAATAAAAAAGATGTAATAGAAAATGTAGTAACTTGGACTGGAACTGGTTCTCTTTTAGTAGAGCCTAAGAATCTAATACCTTACGCCGAAACTGGAAAAAATACAATCGGAGAGTTTACTAGAATACATAGGAAACAAGCATTTTATAATAACTCTGCACTTGAGTACGACTTCTTTGTGGATGCAACCGGTGCTAATGTTCTTAATATAGTTTCCGGAAATGATAGTAAAGCATTTGTAACTTACAAAAAACAGTTGGCTCTATTTACAGACACTTCAACTGATATTCCGGGAGAGTTCTTTCATTACTTAGCTCACGGTGCTTATTCAGATTTCCTACGTATGGATGGTCAACACGGAAAAGCCTTGACCGAAGAACAAGTAGCAGAAGGTTATATTGCTATGCAGTTAGAACAAATAGATATTCGCAATAATAATAACTCAATCAACAAGAAATTTTCAACTTACGTCAACCGCCAAAGTCGCTGATTGCGTTGACACTTAATGTAAAATACTCATATGGCAAACTCATACGTAACCAACTTATATCCGAAGCCGACTCCCGGCGTAACTGACCAAACTCTTACAGTTGATGCAACAGCTGGAGGTGTACAGTTCGGAACTGCGTTTAATAGCTTGACTCGATATATTGTCCTTGATGTTCAAGGTGCAGATGTTCGAGTAACTTATGATGACTCAGCTCCTACTACTACAAACGGTCATATCCTTTTCGCTGGACGTTCTTACACTTGGAGTAAACAAGCCGCAGCCGCCGCTAAATTTATCCGAGACGGAGGAACAGACGCTACTATCCACGCTTCAGAATTTACTGATTAATTATGTCCTCCGAACTTTTAGGTTCCGCCCAAAATGTACTCAAGGGCAACCTTGGTGGTGCTTGGGACATTAACAAGGGCTATGCGGACGCTTACACCGATCTAGGAATAGCTCGTAGGTTCGGCGGTGCATCAGCTGCGTACTCATTGCGAGATATTGGTGCAATGAATGGTTCTGTTGTAAGAGTTCGTAGAGAACCTCACGATACTTCAGCTGGTATAGATGACGAAATAAACTTCTCAGCTAATCAAGTACAGAGCGGTGCATTAGAAGATTGGGTAAATGGTAAACTAGAAGATACACTCCCAGCAGATGTAGCAACATCCGCAGCTGCTTATAGTCTTCGTAAGGTAAAAGCTAGTTACAGCGGTGATGCAGTTCGTATTCGTAGAAGCTCAGATGATGTAGAGGTAGATGTAGCTTTTGATTCAGATGATAAGGTAAGTGCTAGTTCTGCTATTACAAATATAGCTGAACAAGGTGGCGAAATTGGAAGCACAACTGCTACTGACCTTAATGGATTTTTAAATGAAACATTATCAAATAGATTTAGTGCAGTAGATTACCCAAGTGGTATTGGTTCTAATTTTAGAAAATGGAGTGCATTAACAGCAACATCTAACTCATTTGTTGCAACTACTGGAACATTTGCTGATAACTCAGCTAGATACAACTATGTACTACCCGAAACAATAACAGCAAGCGAAGCTGGTAATACTACATTTAGATTTTCTGGAACTGTAGATTATACAGCTAGTGGAGGAACTGGTATAATTATAAAAGCTGGCACTAATGCTACTGCTTCTTCTACTGCTACTTTTGCAAACCAAACATCAACTGGTGTAGGCACAATAGCATCTAATGCTTTTAAATTTGTTGATGGAGACTCTGGAGACTTTTTATTTGAATTTACTGGTAATGGTTCAAATGCATTTAGGTCTATTGTATTTTCACAAACAATCGTTAGTTCTGGTAGTTCTTCTATATCATTAACTAATCTTAAATTTGAAATAATTAAACACGGAGCTACTGTCCACACTTGGTACGACCAAGCTGGGTCAAACAATGCAGTTCAAGAGACTGCTGCTAACCAACCAAAGATTGCAGAAAGTGGAGCATTGCTTGCTGATGGATTATTATTTGATGGCAGTAATGGTGTATTAGTTAGCACAAGTTTTAGTGCTACTCAACCGATTACTACATCGGCTGTATTTAAATCATCAAACACATCTGATTCACAAACTGTTATAGGAGGTGTGAGTTCTAATTATATTATTCATCGTTCTGGAAGTGCCGCTACAGCTGGATTAAATGCTGGTACTTTGCTTGCACCATTTAGTTCTATAACATCTAAGCAATTAATGACTACATTAGCTAGTGGAACTTCATCTACAGTTTCACAAAATGGAGTCATATCTAGTACTGGAAATGCTGGAACAAATAATCAGACTGATTTAGGAATTGGCTCAAATGGAAATGGGGGTACAGCTGGTTCTGGAAGTGCTAAATTTGATGGAAGCATAGAAGAAGTAATTGTTTATGATTCAGACCAATCAGCTAATCGCTTTAAGATTGAGTCCAACATCAATAACTATTATGGTTTGTACAATGATGCGAATGAGTTAGCTGCAGATTTTGCTAAGTCTGGTTTAGCTACTATTTCAAATACTTCAAAAGATGAATTTACTGGAGAGACAACAGATGGTAACGATGCTTACTTCGGAGTAGAATTAAATGATAAGGTAGCTAGTGCAGATATAATATATATATCTTTTAACTCTACGAAAGCATTATCTTCTGGTGTAGGATTAAGAGAAACAATTGCTGGAACTCTATCACAAGCATCTATAACATCAGTTAGTGTTGGCTTTAACTCAATAGCATTAACATCAAATAATAATGATGCTAAATTTATATCATTTGTAGATGATACTGATACTTCATTTACAATATCTGATTTCAAAGTATCTCGCATAGCTCGTAATGGTTTCGTACAAACTTGGTACGACCAAAGTAGTAATGGGATTGATATGGCTCAAACAACAGCTGCTGACCAACCTCATATTGTTGAAAATGGTGGCATCTGTAAAGACCCAAGCGGAAATAATCCAACTGTTAAATTTGTAAATGTAGGAACTAATTTAGGAAGTACATTTATGACTGCAACACCAATATCTGGAGGTCAAAATCCTTTTACTCATTTGCTTGTAGCTAGTTCAACAAATACTGGAGCTAGTGGTCAGACTTTTGTTGGTTGTGCGGATGGTGTTGATTTAAGGTTATCTACATTAGCTATGAGGATGCGTTCTGGTAATACAAACAGAACTACAAGTTCTAATACTTTAACATCAAATACTAATTCATTATTAACATATATAAGAGCCTCTGGAAGAGTTCCTAAAATGGCTTTAAATAATAATGCACTAGAAGTTGAATCTGCTGCACCAGATGCTGGTTCAGATAATTTAAATGAAATACTAGGAGAAAATTCTACAAGTGCATCAAGTGATTCCTTTGGATTAGTTGGAACTATTTCAGAATCTATACTTTATACTTCAGATAAAAATTCAGAATCAGAATTAAGTGATTTAAAAACTGATATAGATAATCATTACAATATATTTTAATTATGAGCGAAGAAGAAATTACAATCAATTACTTAGTATACGAAACACTAGACGATGCTATTGCAAGAGCAGACACAGAGGGTGCTAGACGAGGCTATGCTTACCACAGAGTAGGTAGCGGCACTCGTTATAGAACTTACCCTCTAGAGACTGCTGATGCAAAGTATGCACTAGTTGTGGACGGATACGAACTAACCGAAGACGAAGAGTCTTCTATTGTTACAAGTGTAACATTCCCAGAACCAGAGGAAGTATAATATGGAAGAAACACTACAGAGATTATCAGTAGGAGTATTTGGTTGGATTGCAACTGATACACTACAAGACATTGATTTAATGATGGGGATAATGTCCAAGGGTGTTATAATAGCTTTAACTACTTTATCAATACTTAAACTAATCAAAGAACTAAAATGACAACAGAATTATTAGCAATGCTTGGAGGAGGATTCTCTGGGTTCGTATTTAAATTAATCGGAACTATGGTGCAAAATCAAGCAGCCATTACCGAAGGACTTATAAAGAAACAAGAAGCATCGGACAAAAGTGCAGATGCAGCAGCAGCTAGGGTAGATGCCTTTGGTGCTTGGACACGAAGAATTATAGTTTTGACTGTATTGTTTGGAGTAATCATTGCACCCTTCATCTTAGCTCATAGTGACGAAGGTGTAACAGTTGCCGCAGAATACAGCAAATGGTTTGGTCTAATGAAAGGTACAGCTTACCAAACTCTTCACGGATATATTATCCTCCCCGAAATCAAGACAGCTGTTATTAGTATAATCAGTTTCTACTTCGGAAGTGCCGCAGTAAGTAAATAACTTTATGAAATGGACAAGAAAACTGCTAGAGATAAACTTAAAGAATTACGTGATTCTTTGTCTCAATTACTTGAAGGCAAAGATTACCAAAGTTCTGAAGAAATTAAAGAGCAGTCCGCTGAAGCTATACAGCAAGCTAGAAAAGCTAGTTCTACGCTTAAAAAATCTTTTATTGAAAAAATAAAAGATCTTCCGGTTGTACAGAAGGTAAGTGAACTAGGAACTGCTGGTAGTGTCGCTGTAAGTACAGCCGCAGTTGCTCAGACAACGGTTGCTATAGACCAAACAGAAGTCTTCGTAGCTAGTGTCGCAAACGATGTTATAGAGGAACGTATCGAGGTTCCTATGTTTATTGATACCTTTGTTGATTTCCATTATTTAAATGATTGGGGTCAAGTAGTAATGGCGGAGAAGGTAGAAATTGCTCAAGACTTTGTAGAGAAAGCTGAAGCTATCGCCGCACCTTCTGCACCCGCTCCTTCACAATATCAAAGTCCCTCCTCTGAGGGTTCCAAACCTTCATCTTCCGAACCTTCACCATCCCAAGAGACCGGCGGTCAGAACGAGAAGCAGCCATCTGATAACAAATCAGAAGAGCAATCAGAAAAGGAAGCCAAAGCAGAAGAAAAAAGTCCATCAGAAGAAACTAAAAACGATTCAGAAAAAGATAAAGGAGATAAGCAAGAACAAGCCCCACAAGAAAAAACTGAAGATAAACAACCGTCTCAAGAAAATAATTCATCCTCTGAACCTAGCACAGAATCTAGAGGTGTCAATAATCAATTACCTATAATAGAAACTCCTATTGATATGAATGACACATCAATAAGACAAGTATCACCAACAAGCTAATGGAATTTTTTAAATATATATTCGATAACTACAAGGACAATATGCTCGGTATGGTATTTGCATACATTGGTATAATATCTATAGTAATGATGTTTCTACCTAAGGATAACTTCATTTCTAAACTCTTCAGAGAGTTCGCTTCAATCTTTACATCCCTATTCAAAAAATGAGCCACGAACTAGATTATCCCCTATTTCCAATAATTGAACCAGAATATCCATTGTTGCCTATAGAGCAACCAATTGAGCAACCTATTGAGATAGAAGAACCTATATCTATAGTTATATCGGATACACCGTTCTTCTACATTCCAGATATGCCAGAGTTTTTAAGAGAAGATTTTAAAGGACTAGAGTTCGAGGGAGTACAATACAGTTGGAAAGAGTTCGATTACAGACTTTCAGTGGATTACAATAGTGTTCCGGAACCAGCATTTGTTGGTTTATTTATGGGACTGTGTCTACTAACATTAACCCTAATCAAGAGGAAATAACTATGGCATACGGATCGTACAAGAAAAAACCTACTAAAATGACAAAAGCTAGAATAGCAAAAATGAAACCCAAAAAGAAGTAATGCACGGTCGAATGATGTCAGTTGTAGTCCTCGGTAAAAAGGACAAGAAAGGTGCGTGTTGCCCAGCTTGTGCTGCTGAGATGGAAGCTGAACAAAGCAGACGTAAGTTACCAAATTATAACAGAAGGAAAGTATAATGCCCCCAGAAAAATATAGTGCAAAGCAAAAGAAATTAGCTAGGTTAGCAATACCTAGAGACAAAATAACAGCAGAGGATTTGGAGGTCCTAAGAGGTGGAAAGAAAAATATTAAGCGTAGCTAGAAAGCTAGAACAAGCTAGTAAGGCACACGCCGGACAAGCTAAATTATTAAAATCATTAGTCAAAAATGGCACCAAAAAGAAAAGGTAATAAAATCTGCCCAGCTGGTATAGCTTGGGCTCGTAGAACTTTTGACAAGTATCCTAGCGCTTACGCTAATATGGCTGCTTCTAAGTATTGTAAAGATCCTAATTATGCAAAGGGAGCTAAACGTAAAAAGAAAAAGTAATGGCTGAATTAACAAAAAGGCAAAAGAAAGCTATGAAAGAACATTCGGTTCATCACAGTGCAAAGCATATGAACTTTATGCGTAAACTTATTAAAGAGGGTTCTACGTTTACACAAGCTCATACTAAAGCAATGAAGAAGGTAGGAAAGTAATGGGTGAGCTCAAAAAATGGAGAGAACAAAACTGGGTACGAATCGGAATTGATGGATCAATCCAAGGACCTTGTGGAACCTCAAAAGATAAGAAAAGACCAGACCGCTGTCTTCCAATGGCTAAAGCAAAGAGTCTCACTAAGTCTGAAAGAGCGGCTACAGCTCGCAAGAAAAAAGCTGGCGGAGCAAAAGGAAAACAATTTGTAAGCAACACCCCAAAAGCAAAAGTAAGAACCAAAAAATGAGTTTAAATAAAAAAAAGATGAAGTGCAACGTACCTCGCCGAGATGTTCAAGGCGGTAAGAAGTTCGTAGTAAAAGCTTGTGAAGGTGGTAAAGAAAAGATTATTCGTTTCGGAGATGCGAATATGAAAATCAAAAAAAATATACCAGCTCGTAAGAAAAGCTACTGTGCTCGTAGTGCTGGCATCAAGGGCGGCAAAGGAAAGATGTCCGCTAACTATTGGTCAAGGAGAGCTTGGGGTTGCTAAATGTCTAGATACGATACATATAAAGCCGGTGACGATAGAAAGCTAGAAGAACAAGAACTAGGATTCAAAGGCTTCAATGATAGATTACGACCGGATCAAATCCAAAGTGGTCTTCTACAAAAGAGTGAAAACGCTAGACTAGATTTAAATGGTCAGTGGCAGTCTCGTAAAGGTGTCCAGAATAGATTATCTCCTTTTGCGGTTAGTGGTACAGCTCTAAGATTGCCTACAGAAGATGAGGTTACAGCTGGTACAATTATGTTGTTGCCTCATACTATAACAGCTGCAACTGCTTCTAGTGGAACAATAACGCTAACTACCGCTCAAGCACATAATTTATCAGTCGGAGATACTATAGAAGTAAATGATATTGTTTCTAATGGTGACGATGTAAATGGTAGTCAAACTTTAATTGCTGGTACAACCGGAAGTACACTTAAATACACAGTTGGTAGTAGTAGTCCAACTCTTACAGTTACCGAAGGTGCTAACCTAGGAATTACTACTAGTACTGGACCACAGTTTTCTCCCTTAGATCTTACTACTGGTACGCCTCCAAAGTTTTTACCTTGTGCTGGTGCAGTTATATTAAATGACTCCGCGGTATCGGAAGTAACTTGCGGATGTAAGTTCAGTGACCCAAATGAAACAACAGATGAAGAATTTATTTTATTAGCCTCCAATGCAAAAGTTGTAGCATTTAACACGAGTACACTAGAGTCCTTCGATATGCCACTAAAATCTGGAGAAACAATACCAGAGGATTCATCTATTCTACAAGTATTTAATAAAGTAATTATATTTAGAGGTGGTCAAATATCCTTAGAGAATGATAAGTTCTTTTCTCCTTTTACAATTAGTGCCGCTAGTAGCAGTGGTACAACTAGAACAATTACCACCTTTGGTAATCACGGATTGCAGACTGGGGACTCAGTAGACATCAGTGGAGTCACTGCTACGGAAACTTATATAGGTCAGTACCAAATAACTAGAACTGGAGCCACAACTTTCACTTACACCGCAACTGGTAGTGGATCATCTGCGACAACACTATCAGATGCTAAAGTAAGTCCAACTTTTTTATTAGTACCTAACGGTGATTTTACGCAACCGGTTAAACTTGCTGCTACTGGATTTGTTATAACTAACGGAGTAGCAACAGCTACAGTATCTAATACATTATCTAAAGGAGACACAGTAGTGCTTACAGTAGCCGGAAGTAGTACATTGACTGCATTTACTGAGTTTACGGTTTCGGAAGCAACAACTTCATTATTTAAATTTTTTGTGAACTCAAGTGACGTAACTAATCAAACCGATGTAATATTTACACAAAAGGTTTCAGAAGGTCTAGGGTTTACGCACTCTCCGGCTCCTAACTTTGGTGCTTACCACAACAAAAGATTAGTAGTACCTTATAATTTTGAGATTACTGGATCATCCGGTAGTGCAACAATTACAGATCGAAATATTAAAGACGAAGTGCTAATATCTGATATATTAGATTCGGATACATTCGATCAAATATTTTCTCAGTTTCGTTTTAATGCTGGTGGTGCGGACTTCATTGTAGGGTTTCAGTCCTTTGCCAATGACCAACTAATTATATTTAATAGAAATAGTATACACACTGTAAATAACACTGTTAATCTAGTATCTTCTACTGTAAAACAAGTTACAGACGAAGTAGGATGTATAGCTCGCGGAAGTATAGAACAGATAGGATCCGAGATTTTATTTTTATCTGACAATGGTGTTTACGGTATATCCTTCGTAGATGAGTACAACCTTAGAGGTACTGCTTTACCACTGAGTGAAAGTATAAACAAAACAATACAACGCATAAACAAAGCTCACGCGGACAAAGCCGTTTCGGCGTACTTTGATAATCGTTACTATTTAGCGGTTGCATTAGACGATTCTACAGAAAACAATGCTGTTATTATATATAACTTCTTAAATAAACAATGGGAATCTATTGATACTTACGGAAATGGAACTACAACTTTTGATATATTGGATTTGATTGTAGCCGGTAAAGGAACAAACAGAGCAGTGTACGCTATAAATAAACAAGGAGGTATACACCAGCTAGATGTAAATGAAAGCGGACAAGATGCTATTATTTCTACATTAGGTCAAGAGACAGCTACAGCAATAGAAGTTGCTGCCAAGGCTAGAACACGTCAATTTACAATAGGAAGCATAGATAGAAAAAAATGGAATGACTTCGAGATACACGCTGAATCCGGTGTGACTTATCCAACTGATTTTTCTATAGTAGCAAATACAGAAAATATTGATGAAGAAAATATTAGCTTAAATAGTTTAAAATCTTTGAACGGAGGCTCTAACTTAGCGGCTGAAGAAGATGTTGCCATTCGTGGTAGAATAGGTAACAAGAGAGCATATGGACTCGATATAGAAATAACAAGAGTCACTGGTAGACCTAAACTGAGGGCAGTGAAGGTTTCTGGTGTCGAAACATTTAGATCAACAAATAAAGCAATATAATGGCAACAGTAGCATCTGGCTTAAATAGCGGTAGTGGATTTGGAAGTAGTGATACAATCACTTCTACAACTCTAAATAACCACGTAAATAATGCAACAGTAACTAGTATACTTACTGCTGATATATCAGACAGTAGTAGTAAAACAACTGGTGTTACTTTTGCTAAAATGCAGCACATAAGTACAGCCAAAGTTCTTGGTAATGTTTCTGGAAGCGAAGGAGATGTTTCAGAAGTAAGTCTTCTAGATGAAGACAATATGTCATCTGATAGTGCTACTTCTGTAGCTACACAGCAAAGTATTAAAGCTTATGTGGACAATGAGATTGCGGCTAAAAAAGTAAATTGCTTGTTAACTAATACTTCAAGTTCTGTTACCGTAAGTAGTGTTCCTTTTACTGTTCCATTTGATTCTGAAATATCAGACGCGAGTAATTTGCACGATAACTCAACTAATAACTCAAGGATTACTATAGGCACTGCCGGTGTATATATTATTAATTCTATTATTGCTACTTTAGAAACTGATAATGGAGACTTTGGTATAGCTATTTTTAAAAATGGCAGTGAGATTGCTAGAGTCCACGGTGATTATAATTCTATAAACACAAGCACAGTTCATATTAACATATGTCATACTGCATTATTATCTGCTAGTGATTATTTAGAAGTAAAATTGATGGATATAGCTGGTAATTCTACAGTAATTAACGGAACAAGAACATATTTCAATGTATCCCTAGTATCTTAAATTATGTCAGTAATAACAAAAGGAAAAACTTTCGCAAACGGTGAACAACTTACAGCTGGTAAGTTGAATCAAATGCTTGATGCTGCTGTATTTAGTTCAGCTGCTGTAGACAACACTAAGACTACTTTATCTGGCGGTGCTATTACAATCGCTCCTAATGCTATTACTACAACCGAGATTGCACAATCATTTCTAGATACTATCTATCCGATTGGTTCTATTTATACAAATGCTACGGACGGAACAAATCCCGGAACATTATTAGGTTTTGGTACTTGGACGGCTTTTGGTGCTGGTAGAGTACTAGTAGGTATTGATTCTAGTGATCCAGACTTTGATGCAGCAGAAGAAACTGGTGGTGTAAAAGAAGTCACTCTTACTGCGGCACAATCTGGATTACCTTCTCATAGTCATACTTTACTTGGTGGTAGTTTTGATGGTAGTAGTGGTGCAGAACCCGGAAATAGTAGAGCTAGTGATTTAGGTCAAACTGGCACAACTGGTGGGACAAACGCATCATCAGCTCATACAAATTTACAACCGTACATAGTAGTATATATGTGGAAAAGAACAGCTTAATATGAAAAACTTTTTAATAGAATTTTTTAGACCTTTAGATAATCTTATCTTTAATTACTTCGTAAAGATAGGAGCTGTTAAGTGCATAGACCCCGGAACAGCAATAGCAATAGGAAGTAATATTTTAGGTGGTATCTTCGGAAGTAGAAAGGCTAAAAAAGCAGCTCGTCAAAGAGCGGCTGCAATTAAATCCGCTTACGGACAATTTAGAGATCCTTCTGAGATATTTACACAGCAGTACGGAGACACTGGTATTTACGGAGATCCGGCAATGTCTACTATTTTAAGTAGAGAAGCGGAACTTATTCCTCAGTTTCAAGAGTTAGCCGAACAAAGAGCACGAGGAGTGCGTGACATCCAAGAAGAATCTAAGCTACGTCAGTTAGGTTTATTAGGTCAATACGGTGCAGACATTAGGTCAACCTTAGAGGATCCAAGAATGGCACAGTTAGCCGGTTTAGATTTAGCCGAAGCTGAAAGATTAACACAAGAAGCTGCGGCTCCATTGTCTGGTGAAAGAGCAAGGACAGCTGAACAAGATGCTTTGAGTCTAGCAGTACGCCAAGGTCGAGGAAGAGGTCAAGGAGCTATCGCACAAGCTGTTCTAGGAAGAACTGCCGCTAAGACAGCATTTGAAGAACAAGCTGGTAGAGCACGTCAAAGAGCTTTACAATCAGCTAGTCAAGCCGCTGTTGATCCATTTAAATTTATGTTTGGTGCACCTTCTATAGAAGAACGTCAGTTCTTAGAAGCTGGACTTGGACCACAAGTAACAGACCCCGGACAAGCTTACAACATAGGTTCCGCCGAGGACTTGAGAAAAGCACAAGCTATCTTAGGAGAAGGACTAGCAAAAGCTCAAGGAACTGCGGCAAGTGGACAGATACTAGGCAATATGTTTGGTTCAATCGGAAGTACTTTAGGTAATATGAACTTCGGACAACCTACATCTATGATTTCTGGAGCTCAAATTGGCTCTTATGGTCAAAACTTATTAAATCAAGCCGGACAAATACAAGGTCAATTAGATTCATTTAGTAACATCAGTCCTTTTGGAGGTCAAATTCCACAAAAATTACCATTCGGAGGATATAT